GGGACAAAAATAACTAGCGCCCTTCACAAAATCATCCAACATGTCAGTAAAATCATAGATACCCATGCTCTTTTTGTACTTTCTAAGGCAGTTGTCGACGTAGCTAACCAAGTTCCAATCGGCCTCTAAATTCGAGACGTTGTACTGCTCTCGGAGCGGAACTTTTCGCAACCGAGCTAAGTTTATAAGGCCTAAGATAGGGTCACTACTGGCTACGACGCTTGGCAAGTCATCATCAAAGTTAGAGGACTTAGAGCCTCCGAGTGAGACACCTATGGACAGGCTCAACTCTCGGAAGTGTGCTTCTTGCATCACCTGCTCGGGCCGAATGTCAGACATGTTCAAGGCGAGAGAATGTATAGTCCTAAAGTGTATCAAGTCGGTCTTAGGATCTAAGCTAAATCTTTCTGCGGCCCTCTCCTTCGCTTCATTAGCGGCCTTTCGCGTAAAAGCGAGGAAAGCTATGCGGTGTGGGTGAGTGCCAGATTCCAACGCCTCATCGACCATATTCAATAAAGTAGTTGTCTTTCCCGTGCCGGGAGGGCCAAATATCCTATACATCTAGCGGCTCAATAGCCGCCACAACTTTTTCGTAGGCTCCGAAAATTGCTTCATACTGGCGAATAATCTGCCTGATCCTCTCCCGAGACAGACCTACCCTTCTGCCTATAGCGGCCATGGTCATGTGGTTATCGCGGTATAGTCCAAAAATGTGAAGATTCCTAGAATGCTGTTCTTCTTTCAAAATGGTGCCTCCTGACTGCCAAAGTTGGGTGTGTCTATTTCAATGTCGCTCGTGTCAAAACTCGGGATCTTCCAAACTCTAACGGCTCGTCCCTTAATCTTAAGCACCACACTGTCTCCGTTTATGTCCCGCAAACGTTGAGCAATACGATGAGACTTGTACTCAAAAAACTTATTCTTCTTGAGGAAGTTTTCAAAGTCTTTAAGCCTGAAGTAGGTAAGCCCAACATCTTCATCCGTCCAAGGCCTTCGCAGAAGTATTTCCTCTTTGTCTTGCGCCACTTGTAGGTGTCTACAAAACTCCTCTAGGTAGTCGTAGAATTGACCACTCGTACTGGCGTCAACAGCGACTTCAATAATCGCGCTTTGATCGTCCTTCATTTCATTCAAGAGAGTACTGATACGGCTCTCCCACTGCTGTTTGCCAACCGACCGGGGCATGAAATTTAGCTGCTCCATGCAAGCTTTCTGAAAGGTCATCTGATTCATCAAAGCATCAGTGTCCATTTCCAAAGGCTCGCCGTTTACATCCATGAACCAGACGGGAGGCGTACTGTTATATTTGCGTAAGTTGGCAATCGTCGCGCCTGCTACCGCCGCACCAATCCCAAACTTCCTCGTCCGGCACAATTCCTTGTTGCAATGCGAATTAATCGGGGCATCGCTACACTTGTACGCATAGTCTTTCTTCTCTACCTGCTTCGCCACCACGTTCACCTCATTGAGCGGTAGCGGCGGCGCGATGTATTCCATGTTGTATCTGAGAATCTCAGACTCCCAGCTATCAGGGTAAGCCTTACGCACATAGACCCCAATGTTAAACAGACCGTTATTCCTGCCGCCCTCGCTGATGCCCTCTTTGCATAGGATCTGAAGGCACGGGGGACCGTCGCTCAAGAGATTAGTCTCACTGCCACCAATAACGTGCAGTTTAATAGCCTCTTCTGGCGTTTGAACAAACTTCCGGTGGAGTTCCACAAACTCTTCGAGCGAAGCCGATGTGCCATCATCTAGAAAAGCGTATCGAAGACCTTCTTCAGCATTGTAATAAGGTAAGTTCAAGAAATTGCCTACATCCCCTCGATCAAGATGCAGTCGTATTTGCTTGGGAAATATCTCACTCTCACCGTATCCGAGTGCCGCGGCCATCGCTTGAAGGGCCTTCTGCATGTCCTTTGCGTCAATAAATACCGTGGTGAACAAGAACAGGTGCGCCCCGCCGCTTTTTGATCGACAAACAACCAGCGGTAGCTTCATGCGTCTAATCTTGTCAACCAGCATTGGATGATCTAAGGGGTATTGATCTACGTCAATGCACCCCCACTTACATTGGTTTTCTTCGTTAATGGGTATGATCCCCAGACCATTCCCATCACCGGATAAATGGTTTTTCCACAATTCGTTCGTTTGTGGCTCTCTCAACACTCCTGCTTTACCCTGCGCTTTACCCGTCGCAGACGTTTTTTCAATCTTAAAGTAGCCGTGTGCTTGCTTCAGTCCCTCAAAAATAGCCCTGAACTCTTCTAAAAACATCCGATAGCTCCATAACAAAAAAAAGCGGGGCTTAACACCCCGCTCAAATTACCGCTGTGTTAAAACGGAGCCGAGCCGGACGACGTACTTTCCTCCTCAGTGTGCTTGACTACCACCGCGCCAGAAGTAATGCTCTCAGCAAAATCTTTAGCCGAGACATAAGTGTCCGCATCAGTAATAGGGCCTTCACAAGACATTTCCCAGCCGTGCCATGAGCCCTTGGAGTTCTCCTCGCTCACTGTTTTTAAGTGATAGATGTGAGAAAATCTAGGCGGCGTGAAAGACCCGTTCGAGCCCTTCATTTTTCTCGATGCCATCATCGAGTTCCATTTCCTTGATTTCTTAAGCTGCGTGGATTTCATTGATATCAAAACCGTTTCAGTCGGCCCATCATCGCCCACCAACAACACAAAGTGCTGATGAGTTTCTTCAATGTACTCCCCGGACCCGTCATCCACATAGTCCTTGTTATCCTCGCTCGACCGGACAGTAAGAGGCCTCGTCTCCGAGGGCGTATAGATAGCTGTCGGCGCACCTGTTCCAGAGCCGCGTGGTGCCCATTGGAGGAATCGACGCTGATACGCGCAAGGGATAACTCGAAGACCGTCCTTGCCCTTAAAAACCTCTCCTGTGACCGTGTTGTAAATGTCACCTTTTCGAGCTTCCTCGTTTTCGTCCAAAATAGCATCATTTCCGGACAACACTTTCAGGAAGGGTAAGGCGAGGTCGTCTTGACCCATGCCCTCCATACCTTTTCCCGCATCTGCTTCAAACAAGCTCGCATCAAAAACTGCAATCTCGTTCATCTTTTCTGTTACGACCACTTCTTTTTCTTTACTCATTATTTTTTACTCCCTTTGATAACTGCTCGTTGACCCACGTAAGCTCCGAAAAGCGTCATGGGGAAATCGTCTCCTTTCTCGCAACGCTCTTTGACAAAAGCCCGTAACGTTTGAGAATGTATTTCTTCCTTCTGATCGGGCGAATAATCGGGCCTGCCGTCAGCGCCACACAAAACCTCAAACAAAGCATGAGCTTTTTCGTCTTCGCCTCTGCCAAACTGACAAGAAACGGTGTTTTTGATGATATCGTCGTAGCCGTGGTCCCGAAGCCATTGATAAGCCTCGGGTCTTTTTTCAACTAGAATGGATGCCCCGTAGGTTTGCTTAATGTTTACAGTCGAGCCATCGTCTAAATTAAAGCTGGCTACGCCGATTTCCGCCATCATGCTGGGAAGATCTTCGTCGGTCAGTTTCTGTAACGATTTCTTATGTGATTTAAGCGTTACTTCCTGACCCTCAATCAATTCTTCAATGTCTCTGATTTGACGGGCCAATTCAGCTATGCTTTTCAACCCAGTTTGGTCTACGCTTTCTACAGAAGAAGCTTGATTTTCTTCAAAATCTTTTTCCATCAGTTCGCTAAGACTATCAAGAGTGGTAATTTTCTCGGTCATTTTCTTTCTCCGTGGTTAAAGGCACCGGTTGGGCCTTGACAATTAAGGATATTATCGTATATTGAAGCCCTGTCAAGTACTTTCAAAAAAGGCGGTGAAATGAGGCACTACGATTACAAGACGAAGCCCTACGCGCATCAAGAAGTTGCGCTGGAAGATTCGTGGAGCAAGAAATTCTACGCACTTCTGATGGAGATGGGTACTGGAAAAACTAAAGTTGCGATAGACACGATGGCTATGCTATATGAAGCCGATCAGCTAAAATCGGTGCTGATCATTGCACCAAAAGGCGTCTACGACAACTGGTCGAGGGGCGAAATACCGCTACACCTGCCCGAGCGCATACCGCGAAAGATCTGTCGATGGATTCCCGCAAAAACAAAGAAGTTTGAAGAGGAGCTTACCTCTTTTATTGTTGACAAAGCTCGCGGTCTAAAAATATTTGTAATGAACGTTGAGGCGTTTAGCAGTTCCCGGGGAACGAATGCCGCCATCGCTTTTCTTTATCAAAATCCCGACAATATGATCATCGTCGACGAATCAACTACTATTAAAAACAGGAAAGCAGCTAGAACGAAGAACATCATGGCGCTGCAAAGCCGTTCTAAATATCGTCGTATCTTGACCGGGTCTCCCGTCACGAAAAGCCCTATGGACCTGTTTAGTCAATGCGCTTTTTTAGAAGAAAAGGCACTCGGGTTTAACAGCTATTACGCTTTTCAATCGCGGTACGCGAACGTACAACGTCGAAACATGGGCCACAGGTCCTTTCAGCAAATAGTGGGCTACCGACGACTAGATGAATTGAGCGAAAAGCTGGATAAATTTAGCAATCGGGTGCTGAAAAGCGACTGTCTGGACTTGCCCGAAAAAGTCTACACAAAGCGCGAGGTCTCGTTGACTGCGGAACAGGTGACGCTGTACGTGCAGATGAAAAAGTTGGCTTTGGCGCAGTTAGCCAGCGGAGAATTAGCTACTACGGCAAGTGTTTTGACGCAAATCATGCGATTACAACAAATATGTTGTGGGCATTTGATGACCGATGAAGGCGAACTAGAGCTAATCAAAAGTAACCGATTAAATGAGCTAATGTCGTTGATCGAAGAGGTGCAAGGAAAGGCCATTATCTGGGCGACTTATACGCACGATATACAAGCGATAGCAGAAGCTTTAATTGCTGAGTTTGGGCCAGATACTGTCGCAACCTACTACGGCGCGACTGAGCAGGACGAAAGACAGACGATTGTTAACGATTTTCAGGACAGAGATAATCCTCTTAGGTTTTTTGTCGGTCAGCCGAAAACAGGTGGCTTTGGTATTACGCTGACGGAGGCTAATACTGTTATCTATTTCAGCAACTCTTACGACTTAGAGATACGGCTCCAAAGTGAGGACCGAGCCCATCGGATCGGACAAGAAAACAAGGTAACTTATGTAGACTTAGTATCCCCGGGAACTATTGACGAAAAAATTCTGCAAGCGTTGCGTGAGAAAATCGACATTGCAGGTCAAGTTCTGGGTGAAGCTACGAAAAGTTGGCTGACTTAATACCCGGGCTTATTCATCATACCAAAGGGAGCGAGAGACCCTAATCCTTGGTTGATCGCGGCGGGCAAACCCTGCTGATAGTCGTAGTTAAAGGGTTGTTGCGGTAGTCCTTGGACGGGCTGCTGGGCGTATTGAAACATCCCCGCGGTACTCGGATCTGTATCAGGAGCGACCATTCCACCGTCTTCGTAAAACGCTAATCCCGCGCCGCCCGATAACTCGCCCCCGGAGTGACCGGAATAACCGCCCAAGCTGAAGAACGGATTAGTCGATGCTAGTCCGGATTGTGTGTAACTACTAGGTATAGCCTCTCTCGCCCGCTCGTCAGCTTCTCTTCTCCCCTCGGCCTTTGCCCTAGTCCTTTCGGCAAAAGCGTTATAAGTAGCTTGTGTGTACCCGTATCTTTCGGGATCATCTAAGCGGGCGTTTTCGTCCGGTGTGTAAAAATCTTTTCGTCCAGAATAGTCTTCATAGATAGGCATTAAACGTTCTCCATCAAGCTTCCAATGCCCATTAGTTCTCTGTCTTCTGGGAATAAGGCTGCAAACCTAGCCCGGTCAACCGGTCCTGACTGTGTCGCGGCTTGCCTTTGCGGGGCTACACTTTCAACAGGTGGCCTTTGCGGGGCCGCAGAAACTGGTTGACGAAGGCTAGGCGCAGGACCGCTAGACGACTCCATGGGAGTAGAGCGCACTGGCGGGAAAGTAAGCATTCGGGGGTTATTCATTCTATCGAGATTTGGTTGATCTTCTTCTGGTGGCTCATAGTCTTCTATGGAGGTTGGCCTTTCTTTGTTTAGCAACTCAGAATCTTCTGCGGCACGAATACCTATTGGTATTCTTCTACCTACTTGTTTTGCAAGCGGTGCGACAAATTTTTCTACAGCACTCATGGCTTTATCAACAGACTTTTTATCGTCCACTTTTTTAAGCATTTCCGCGAGCATTGCCGGATTAGAAAACATTTCAGTCATTACTTT